GTGGTGGCGTTGCTCTCAGCCAACGCGATGCCGATGGAGAGGCTTGCCAGGTTGTTGATGGCGGTCGTGATGGTCGTACCAGAGTAGAGCCTTTGTGGCTGTGCTCCGCACGGTTTCAGCTTGACCGAGTGCATCCGATCCTTTGAAAAGATCTTGAGTGGAAGCTCGCACTGTTTAACGAGATTTTCCATGTCTGCAAGGCAGTGCTCGGGTGTGATGAGTTTGAGGGTGTTGAAGAGAGAGGGTCCATGTGAGGCGTCGCAAGAACTGATATCAAGGTTGAAAATGCAAACTCTCCCGCTGGCGTCCCGGATGCTGTAACATGCATCATCGGAGAAATACACGTGGTAAAACCGCGCAGGGGGGTCGATGAGGGAGGACATGACGCGTGTCATGACTTCAGGTGTAGGTGCTTTAACAAACTCAAAAGTCCCACCAAGTAGGTGGAGCTGAACAGCGGCCTGCGCTTGTTTGAGCAAGTTGGTGAGCACGAATCCCTGAAGGGAGCAGGGCGTAGTGAGATCGGCGATCATTCGCGGGTACTTGCCCGGTTTCGCCCACTCACCCTTCTTCATCTTATATGTCGCATATGGTGCCCAAACGCTTTCATGGAAACGATGGTCACCTTGAATGTCCTGCCAGCTTTGTATGCGCAGGGCTCTCTTGATATGGGGATCGGCATGATGTTCCCGAGCTTCATCAATGGCATTTGTATACTCACTGAAGTATGGCGCGTACAGGACGCGCAAGTGCTCGAAGATCTTGCGATGCTGTGTGAACCAATGTTTCTGGGCCACGAGTAGTTGCTCGTGTCGTCCAGGTACCTCTGGTTCTCTCTTCGCTGTAAGGCGCCTCAGGGCTAAGCTAACGCAATGGTCACAGTCGCAGTAGACTCGCCCGGTGTGGGAGACGCATGGCCCGAAAGCCGTTCGGTAGGTGCCATCAGTTGGCGAAATGCCGTGGTGCAGCCTCCCCTGCCCAGGGGTGGCTGGAAACCGCAATTCACCATTGATGAAAAATTCGGCGCCCCGCAAGACGGAGAAGCCCTCGTTATACACGTAGGGCTTCTCCACCTCGCAGAGCTCGGTACCTACACGAAACGGGTCGCGCCCCTCGACCAAAGAGGGAAGCGACCCCGTTTCCGAAAATCCGGCCGCGCTGGGGTATCGGTGACAGCGAGTGTGCGTCGCATGTCACGGAGAATGCCCTGATTGACGGCGGCCATGATTGTGTTGTTGTAGACATCATGGTTGCTCATCCAAAGTTCAGCGGGGCCCTTGGAGGGGAGACCGCTGACCTTGATGCGCATCACGGCCGCCCCGAGCGCGGTCGTGTATCCCTGGAATGTCTTTGCCTCTCGGTCGAGTGCTTGGCGATTTGCGTACTCTGGCTGGAGCATCAAAAGGCGCAGCATTTCTGGGTAGATGAGGACTGTGTCGCGCTGCGTGAATCCGGCGGCGTGGAGGTAATCCACGTCAACGTCAGCGCCGCGCTTGCGCCAAAACTCCCACCACTTCCGGTCCCTGGTGTCGTTTGTGATGACAGTGGGCGGACGGAAGCGTTGAGCAAAGCAACCCTGACAGAAACGGATTCGCTCAGAGATCCCGGGGATACTCTTGCTCCATTCGGTCAGACGGTGCTTGTTGGGCTTGTTGGCAATGTATTCACGTTCGGTGAAAGTGCACGGGAGACACGAGAAGCACTGATAACAGCAGTTGCAGCAATCTTGGCTTTCTGTGCCCCTCAGATAGATGATCACCTCCTCGGTTTGGAGAAGGTCGTTGTACCTCTCTGAGCCGAGCAGTTTCTCAGCGTGCTTGAAGACGTCTCCGGGCGTGACCTCCTCAGGGGGAGGGTTGTCCTTCATCACCTCGTTACGGGGTCCGTCGGCCAGATGACACTCAGCCGCCACAAGCGGCGCTCCCGGCACGGTGGCGCGGGGTCGAAGATTCGTAGGTGTGTCATTGGTGGTCTCAACGGAGGCATAGTGGACCGAGGGTGGAGAGATAGCGGGCGGGGTGGGCGTCTGATTGGTACGCACCTTGATGGCAGCCCGCACAATGGGTGTGATGGTGACGGTAGTGTCAGAAGTGCTGACCGTGGCAGGGACCGAGGTGGTGTCCACTGCGCAACGCACACTGACTGGGCTCTTGACGGCCACCGTTTCAACCACCTCAGCGGGTGGTGGCGTGGTCGGTGAATGAACGACCTGGCTCTCCTCATCGGAGTCGGTGGCGTCAAGGGGCGTCTCGTCAACATACCCGTCGAGCTCCCAGTTTTCCGAGGGGAGCTCGCACATCATTTGGTCGAGGTTGAGTTGGTCGCGGATGGAGGCATTTTGTTCCTCCTCCAGCTCCCAGTAGCGTGCCTCGCGTTCGGCGGAGGTTTCTGGCTGGGGCAACTGATCCTCGGGCGCATCCTGTTGTAAAGAGATGTACCCTTCGCGGTCAACACAGCACGCGCCGTAAACTTCGTATTCAAGGACGGCGGGTGGGATGGTGTGACCACAGTGCCCATGGCAATTTTTGCATTCTCCGTCTGGTGTAGGGCAGGGTTCCCAGACGTCTTGACCGTGTTTGCGGTTCTCTCTCTTCTCCGCATGGCGTCTCGCGGCTCCATCTTTAGCCTCGCGCTGCTTCTTGTGCGCGTGCGTCTTGATTGTGCACGTGAGACCGAAAGGACAGTGGTAGCCAGTCCGCTCGCGCTGGAGTGGCTTAGGAGGCCCCTCACCCGGGTAACCAAGGGTGGGGTCGAAGTTCTTGCGGTACTTCGGCTGCCTGCGCGCTGTCTTCTTGTGCTTGGCACATTGTCGTATGTGCCGAGCGGCGTCGCGCGGATCTTTGCGCGACACCTTGACCACCACCCTGTCTCCGATGACTTCGGTGGGTTCCATGTCACTTTCGTACCCGGACAGCTCATCCTCACGGTATTCGAGGTCTGTCTCTGAAAGGAGGACGCGTG